TAGTGTTTGTTGTCCAAACCCTCGAGATATACCGTGCCGTCGTGATCGTGTGTTAGCTCCCAGCACTGGCCACGTATGCCGAGCAAGCTGCTTTTCATTGTTGCGTAAGTAACCATAAGTAAGTTAAGTACTAATAAGTAATATGCGTTTTTAGGAAATTGCGGAACGGTTCCCTCGTCCCTAAATGCTTTTAGGGCAGGGAATGCGTTACATGCCTTTTTGAGGTTTCAGCGTGTACGTCGCAGGTTCTCGTCACTGCCTGCGTCCGGGTATTGGTACCGCCCGTTCCATTCGGTCTACAAAAAAAGCCCCTTAGCCGTCCCCACGTCTTGCGACGATGCGATGGAAACGGCTAAGAGGCTTTCAGTCTCTGTCGGGTCGCATACCCAACACAATCAAATCTAGGCACCATGCCGGCACCTGTCAACCTTACCAACCCATTATTTCAATATTGCCTTCCGGGTGAACGCACCGAATGTAACGCTCACCAACGATTTTTACGTACACTGGAAGCAAAAATGCGGCTTTCCGATCCCACTTGCCAGCTGCGTAAATTTTTAACGCTTCAGCCAGATTGATGGCCGTGATTGTCTTGTTGCTGTCCTCTGTGTCGCCCATATCGCGAAGCGTCCAAGTGCCGAGTTCTGCCGGCAATGCTGCTCTGTTTGGGCCGCCTTTACGGTGCGGCGTCCACCGTTTGTATGGGCTGGTGGTGTCTCTGCTTGCGTTGCTCATTTTCTTCCCCTTTTAAAATCGTCCAAGATGGATCGCACAGCAGCGACCGCGAAAAACAGTGGCATCAGCCACACAAACATCAGTACAAAATCATCCATGATTTGCTCCAAGTAAAAGAAACTGGGGCCGCATAGGGAAAGTCTAGAACCTGACTAATAGAGATGCCCCACGAAACTGCGGCCCCAAAGTGCTGGCCGAGGAATTGCACCCCGGTGGTTAAAATGTGTGACCATCAACCAGAAGCTCGAGCCCAGCACACAAACGCAACGCACTGACTAGAACGGGGAGTCGTTCCCGTATCCGTCAGCAGGAGGGCGTTGCGGGTTGCCCGGTAGTGGCTGCGGCTCAGCAGCTGCTGGCTGCGTCAGCTTTACGCGGATGCAGGGTACTTGCTTCCCGCCAAAGTCTGTCTGTGTTGGAAACAGCGTAATTTTCTTGCCAATCCAGCCATCAAGGTTTGTACCGTGCAAGTCGCCAATCGTCGATCCGTTGGTCTTATTGCAAATCAGCGTACGGTCTGACTCTCCAAAACTCAGTACCAGCTTTTTGCCGTCATCAAAGTCTACAACCTCGTATTTGGCAATAGTGACTGTAACTTCTCGCCCTTTCAAATCCTGTGCTTTCAGGCTTGCACCGGTAAAAACGTCGTTTAAATCCATCAAAGTTCTTTCAAGTAAAGGTAAGTTTCGTATCCCCAATAGCTATTTTGTCGGTTTCGCCTCACTTTCGTCTTGAGCTTTTCCGGCCTCAAATGCTGCGTGAATTTCCCGCATCATATCGCCAGCTTTCAAACTGACTACTGCTTTGGGATCTGTCAACGCTGTCAATCTGTTCAGCAGCTTTGCCATGTATTCCGGCCAGTCCATTGCTTTTACCTCAAATGCGGTGAGTACAGCAACATCATTTCCGACCGCCAGACAAGTCTGGTCATTGCTCGGCTTTTATTTTGGCATTATGAATTGCACAATCCACTAACACGCCGGCACCGGCTTTTAAAGCTTTTTCCGGTAACAGCTGCAAAACGGTTGGCAACAAATGTTTCTGGCCAACCAGCCAGCTAACTATCTTTTCTCGGTGCTGAATGCACTTTTCAACGCCCCAAGCGTCCATATGGGCTGCGTGGTCTGAGCACTTGCAACCACTGGATTGCTTGGCCAACCACTCAGGAATGAGCAGCCCTAGTTCAGTTCCGGGGCCGCCTACGGAATGCATGGATTCGTGTCTACTTGATAATCGGTCCAAAAATTACCTTCTGGCGGGTTCGGAGGATCGACGCCGCCGCTGGCTAATCCATAAGTGTCCGCACATGGGTCAATGCCAGCAAAACTACCAAACAGAGAAGCGTCTAATGTGCATCCATAGATCTGCGATGGTGACCAGACGCATTCTATCGCGTAGCCAGATGGGCTTAAGGCGTCTGCAACAAGTGTCATTTCACATGATGCCGGGGTTTGTGCTCCCCCGCCAAGTGGCGTGAAGAATCCGGTTGCAGTTGCTGTGCATGATCCTGATTGCACTGTCGTCTGTACAGTGAAAACGCCGCCTTGGGCGACTGTACCACCAGCCGCAAACTCAAATTGCTGGAGGTTGATGTAAACCCCTCCTCCCGGTGTGTCGCACAGATCGCAGATTGGGCAATCTGGATCAGTTGGACACTCTCCCGGCGTCCAATCCCCGCCCTGTGCTTGGCAAACGTCAAACGTAATACCATCAGTGTAGGTCCCTGGTGGATACTCACAGCACCCAGTTTCAGGAGGATAACACGGGTCACAAACATCAATACAGGTCGGCACTGGGTCACTTGACCCGCTGCAAACGTAAACAGTACCCGTGGAAAAACAGACCTCTGTTGGATGCTCTGGGTCAATTGTGATGCCAGTGACGACTGGCACTGGTACCAAATCCGGCGACGTTGTGCCGGGAACGTTGACAAATTCGCAATCTTCTTTTCCTCCAAATACTTTTACCCCTTGAAGTTTTGTGTAATTCAAATCACATCCATTGAAGTCCACACCGATAATTGGTGCGATGCCCACCGGCGCACCAAGCAGTGCTGAGTCTGTCGCTACTACGTTGTAGTATTGTTCGTTGGGGTCCCAAAACGCCCACCCCAATTCACCATCATCTAGGCAGCCGGTAGTCAGCCCCGGTGCGTCGCGTATATGTGTGCTAACCGGCTCGGCGTCATTGAATCGGTAGTTTGCACCGGGGTTTTCTCCTTCGGCAAAAGCGTCAGCAACGCGCCATGATCCACCCGACCACTGTACCTGTAACCATCTCGCAATTGGGTTTTCAACGTCAATAATGTGCCACTCCACGGCATCTTGCACATTAGCCGAATATGGCGTGTCAACGTTTGTTGCGTCTTCAACTCTGCTCTTTGCAACAACGCGCTCGATGATTGCCCAGCCATCTTGAGCTGAAAAGCGGTGGGGGTTTTCGCATTGTATCTCCCAGTTCCAATCGGTCTCAGTGCTCGGTATCCATTCAGGCGCGTAATCAACATCAGGCCATCTGGAAAGAATTGCATCTTCAGCATAGAAGAAAAGTGTTTTAGCACTTTCGCCGAGCTCGCCAGTTGGCTGCGTTGTATTTCCACCAGTTGCGTCAGAAAGTGAATCGATCTTAACTTTCATGCGTTGCACTGTTTGCGTGCATTGCTCTACTTCCCAACGAGGATATTGTTCGTCGTCTGGGTCATTCGGGTTGGCTTTTAGTTGCAGAGTCTTCACCGCATACCCGATTGACCCCCCATCAGGGAAAAACGGGTCAGATTCCGCTTGTATCGTCGCCAAACTGTCAGCACCTACAGCATGGGCAAAGCACTTTCTCGGATCATGTACCGTGAGTATGTCGCCTAATTCTACCGGTGAGCCGTCTGGATTTGTGACGCTGCCAAACACGTCCAGAACGTAAGCAGTTGCCACGCCAGTATCGTCGAAATCCGTTTTCAAACGGAAACGAAATCGCGGCGTCGGCTCCCCGCCGGTAGTAGCCGCAGCCTCGATAGCGTCAAAATAGTTCCCTGTGTGGACACAGAATCCAGCATCACCGGCCACCTTTGTGCTATTTGTAAATCTGATGCTAGTGTTGGCTGCGTAAACATTGCCGCCTAAGTCAATCAAGTTACCAATGCCGATGAGGTTTGACACGTCCTCGGTAAGCTCAAACCGCCAAAGTGGCTGCTGTTGTAGAAAGTCAGCAACGCACTTGCCGGTCGTAAAGTCAGGATTGATGACTCGAGCAATTCCACCCGTGGCTCTTTTAAACTGCTTGGGATCATCTGGGCTTATCATGAGCCAGTCACCAGTCCCGCCGATGTCAGCTTGTACCTGGCCCCAGGGCCGATACGCACATGGCCCAATCATTCCATTTAGGATTGGTTGCACTGCTATAGCTATTTGCCCAATGTTGCCATGCCATGTGACAGCGTCACCCTCTGTCAAAGGGTTTTGCATAAAACTTTGGACGGTGTCGTCATATGTTGGTGGCTGGATGCTGTCATTTAAAGAAAGCATTTCACCCGATTTCACGTCAGAACCGCTGACGTTGTTAACCATCACAACGTGGTCTTTCCGCACCTCTGTGGGCTTCTTTGTAAGCTCCCCGCGTTGATACGCATTAACCACATTGACCAGAGCAGACTGGAAGGACTCACCTAGAATCAAATTAGCCGGCTCGCCAGCGATTGGCTTTTTGAACGTGCTCAAATTCCCAACTCCGTTGCGTAGTTGATCTCTGGCCGGATCTGGTGAGTAGCCGCGCGAACGATGAACGGAAGGAACCATCCCTGCGTCGCGTCAATTTCTTTGTACTCGGTCACAACATCCAGCAAATGCTGGCCCGCTTTTGCAATGTCCCATTCTCCCGGCGTTCCAGCATCAAAGACTACGTTTTCGCCGGGGCTGTAATCAAACGTATACTGAAGATCCCAGGCCGGTGTCGCGCCGTTTCTTGGAGTAGCTGAGTAGCTTGTAAATCGTAACGTCTGTGCGGCGAAGCCATTCCACGATGCATTATTCACTGCCTGTTTCGCCGCATGGCTGGCCACTTGCACAAGAAAGCCCGCAGTTACTTGGGCCGCACTAACAGCAAGCTCTAGCCCGATCTCCACGCCCCCGATCTGGATGTCTACAGGTTCATTAGTTGTGGCTCCATCAGACGTTAGACGCCAACCCAGCAGCCTTTTTACCCGGTCGCTTACATTTGCGCCGGTAAGTGTCCATTTATCCTGATAGAGAGGATCAACTTGCTCATTGACAAGTGCCAAAGATTCCAACATTTTCACGCTAGAACCACCGGCACTACGTATGGTCATCCGATACCCGCCGCCCGGCTCGAGTTGTGGCCGGTTCTTTGGGTTTGCTGGTGCCGAGTATGTTGCATCACATGACCAGTACCCGTCAGCATCTTCCCGCGAAACCTTCAATGATTGCAGCAGCAGGGGGGCCGCTCCCAGCCCCGTTATCGTCTGGGGTAGGTTCGCTGCAAGATACGTCACAACCTGCGTTTCGTCCTCGGCATTGTCGCCATGTACGAAATAGTTCTTCAGCCACTTGTCATCACGTTTGTTATTTGCTTCCGAAATTGAGTTCGGAGATTTGAATCGTTCTGTGTATGAGATTGTCATTTTTTACGGTCCTGGTTGAACGGCTAACGGCCCGGCACCTGCAATGTCGCCCAGCAACTTCACCATCTCTTTTTCTTCTGCTTTTGGGTCGCGTTGTGACGGATCACCTAACATGCTCGCCATGCCAGCAGCAAATCCGCTCAAGATGTTTGATGAACTCCAAATTTTTGGTTCTTCTAGATCTGCCTCAACCGGTCCCTCTTCTTCGCCCGGCTTGTCCTGAGCTGCTCGCTGTGCTTTTGCTAGGTCTTTTTGTGCTTCCGTTCTGAGCACTTTTAAGCCTCCAACAATTGCCCCAAACATCGCACCAATGCCGCCCGGCAGCTGATTGAACAAATCAGCTATGTTCTCAACAACTGCCAGCAACATCTCAACAAGAGTCAATTTGATTTGAGCACCAAGCACAGTTAAACCGCCAGCGAGTGCAATGATGCTGTTGGTAATGTCTGCTATGCCTTCCGCTAAACCTTGCAGGATCGGCACCAACGTTGGGCCGAGTGCTGCACCCAGCTTAACAAACGTCATTTTGATCACTTGGCCAAGCTCAAAGAAAGCGTCGGTAAGTGCCTCGGCCTGCCTGATCTCATTGCCACCAAGCACCAAGCCAAGACGGTTTGCCCGCTCTCTCATCCCGTCCATGCTTTCTGCGCCAGCATCAAGCAGAGGTTGAATGTCTCTGAAGTTGTCGCCAAAGATTTCAAACGCAAGCTGATTGCGCTCTGCTTCGTTGCCAACAGCTTTGAGCGACGCAACCAGTTTTTTAAACTGTGCCTCTGGTGACATTTTTGACAGCTTTTTAGCGTCAAGCCCCAGCGTTTCCAGTGCTCGCTTTGCCGGTCCACCACCGCCCAGTGCCATGTTGCCAATTCGTCGCCGCGCACGAAACAACGCCTGAGCTAGTGAATCAATGTTTGTGCCGCTGATCTCTGCGGCATAACTCAGCTCTTGCAATGCTTCTGCACCGATGCCGGTGCGCGTTGCCATTTTCCCAAACTTGTTACCATAGGAAGCAAACGCACGGCCAAGTGCCAGAATAGATCCGACAGCAGCAACAGCAGCTGCACCAATAGCCGCAAACGCTTTTACGGCCATCATGCCGCCAGCCTTTGCAGCTCCACCGATGCGGCCCATCGTGTTTTTGATGCTGCTGCCGATCTTGTTGAGTTTGCCCGTCAGCTGGTCGTTGAGTTTAAGCGTGAACGACGCCTGACCGGCTGGAATGCCTTTTGCCATTATTTGATTCCGTTTCTCATTTTCTTTTTCAGAAATTCCACACCTTTTTTACCAGCTGGTGCCATATAAGGCCGAGCTGGGAAATTCCAAGTCCCACCATTGCCCCCAACCTTTTTAGCTGTCCCGCCTGCTTCCTGCAAAATCGGTGCAGGCTTTGTCATGTACGTGCTTCCCCTAGTGCGTTGAGTATGAACAACTAGGTCATCTCGTTTAGGATTGTAAGCAAACATGATCGAGCGCAGGTTATGGTGATCTGCCCCGTGGTAATATGGCGGCTGCCCTGCTGGGCTGTGCTGTCCCTTTTTAAATCTGTCTTTTCCTTTGTTTCTCCCGCTTTTTACCTGTGTCATAGATCCGTAGCGGCTCAGTTTTTTTCTTTTCCCGCTTTTTGTAAATTGCTTCGGTGCTTTTTTCATCGAGCGTCTAGCTATTGTCCGCGTAAGCACTCCCACAGCTTCTAGGTTCTTTTTTTTGCTCTGCCTTACTTTTTTTTTAATCCCTTCTCTGTCAAAAAAAAACTCTTTTTGGACGAGCATGACTTTTGCACCGCCAGAACTGCGACTGCTACCGCCCCCAGCTTGAAACGCCAAAGCCTTTGCTAAACTCATTATTCGACCTTCCCGGCCAAGCCTTTGAGGATGCTGATGTTATCTTTGTTTAGCTTGTGCCGCCCATCGCCGGCCTGCCGCATTGGGTTCAGTGCCTGCGGTTTGATAGGGCTTTTACCTTTGCCACGGTTTACGTTGGCAATCATGGCCGTGATGGCTGCTGTGTGATCCCAGCTCACTGTCATGGCCTCCTTGCACATCGTTGCTAGTTCAAAGTAGGTAAAGCTCCACGGCTCAACTTTTAAGATTCCGGCTGCTCGCCAGACGCTGGGCCAGATGCTATCTGGTCGGCCATCACCGCCAGCACTTGGTTGATCTCGTTCAGAATCGCTTTCATTGCCGGAAAAAAAACAGCCAGCTCCTCCCGAAACTGATCCGCGAGCTTTGTAAGCTGGTCACTGTCTAAGGCCAGAAACGCGTCAAACGTTTTCACGCCTGCCGCTTTCAGTTGCTTCTCGTAAACCATCCACGCCGCATCTAAGGCATCTAGCAGGTTTACCGCAATCGCTTGCAGCTTGCCGTTGCTCAGATCGCCGATGTCGCAGCCTTTTCGCCGAGCTGCGTAGAGTTGCTTGAGCTCTACGCTTAGCTCTATATCTTTTCCGTTAATTTCCATCGTTTCCCCAATAGATTAAAAGTTACAACGTAACCGACACAGTCTTGTAAATCGGCACTTCGTTGGTCACTGGCTCGAGCGTAGGACTGAAGCGGATGTCATGCACCTGTGCGTCCTCGAGTGCTCGCTGCTCTGTGAAGTTGGTGACGTAAAACGCACCCCACAAACCAGAAACGCTAATAGTTCCGGTTTCCCCGTGCCGTGCGTCGCCAGCTTGCAAAGGCCCATCAACAAACGCCATCAATAAAGTCGTATTGTTGAAAAACGCTTCCTGAATATCGTCAAAGATAGGGTCGCCTGGCAAGTGCATAATCTGCGTTTCAACGTTGCCGTTGCTCAGGCCCGGCACAAACTGACGGAACGTAACCGATGCCCGGCTGCTTGCGTCCACCTCGGTGCGGTCCATATCCACAGATTCATCCCGAACGTAATTAAAAAGATTGTACGTTGTTGGCGTCGCAATCGTGCCGGCCAGGTTGTAAGTATAGAGCTGCAAGCCGCTTTTAAGTGCCATTGTATTTACCTATGCAAAATTTAGGTCGATTATGGCCTGACAGATCAGCCTGGCCTGAGTTTGTGATTGGTCCAGTTCATAACGTCCGCTGATCTCCATTGCATCTACCCACGCATCAGCTTTGACAACTTCTAACAAGTCATCCCAGCTATCCAAGTAGATGTCAAAAAAACCTGCGTCTTCATTCGGTGCCTGCTTCACAATCATTGTGATCAGTAACCGAATATCACGTCGCCAGTCTCCGCGAGACTCTCGAACGTGTTCGAGGTTAAACGGGCTGATTGCTGCTAGTGGTGAGCCGTCGATCTCGTCAGACTCTGCAAACGGATCGTAAGTAAACACAACGCTTTTGATGCGGCCTGTATAGGCTACATTGATTCGCGTGGCTAACTCTCGGCCCAGTTTTGCATCAAGTGGCAACTTCCCGATCCTTCCTCGTATGTATCCTGAAAGCCACGCCGTAGGCATCGCTTTCCTCATAATGTGCTGTCGCGAAACTGTCACCGTTGACTGTAAAGACGTGCCAGTAGCCGTCTACCAACTGCCAGATTTCATCGTTTCGCTTTGGCTTGTTGTCATCTGACCAAGTAAACGCAGATTGCGAGATTGTGAAGTCTCGCGTAACGGTTCGCAGGACGAAGCCGTTAACGTCTGTCTGGTCAGTGACAAGTTGCCCAACCACCGCACGCATCTCATACACCACCCCCGCGCGGATGTACCGCACGGGTTCAGATGCACTTTCGATCATGCGGCTTTGCAAATAACCCGCCGCTTTCGCCAGCAGGTTCATTAGCCAACCGCGCCGTTGATGGCAACGTCTACCAGCAAGGTTCCTGCGACGTAGACAGCGTAAGCCGTCCCGATGTCGTAGTCACCCGCACCGCCGGCAACTGCTTTGCCGTTTGTTGCATCCCAGCCGACGGTTGCACCTTGTGCAAATGCGGTATCGTCTGGGTTGTCGATCAGGTAGACGCCAGCGACGCGAACCGCGCCAAGCTCGTTGGCTGCGATGTCGTTGTCAGCAACGCCAACACCAATGCCAACACCGTTGACAATGTCGCCGGCTGTTACTGCCGCTCCCGGTGTGTAATCGGCGAAAACGCCGTGCTGTTTAAACTGATTAGCCATTTTTTTAGTCCTCGTAGGGATCAATTGAAAGGGTAAGAAACGATCACTGACCGGCCATTTTCACGGCTAGTCTTTGATCCCAAAGTGCAACACCAAAGTCAAATACGCCACGCATCTGGACGCCCAACTGCTGGAAGTCAACGTCCGACTGCGAGATAACCGGTGCTCGCTGGCCACGCAGGTAAGCAATGTTGATCACTGCTGTATCTGTTGGGGTCGGAAGTAGGTAATACTCGTCTTCGGTGGTTCCCAGCTGTGACAGGAACGGGCTGACCAATGGGCGGAACATGCCCTGCCACTGGTTTTCAGTCGTTTCCTTGGTGTCGGCGTTAGTGAACCTGTACGCCGCGTCGTTGAACAACTTGCGAGCGTTTACAGCGTTCTTGTTGGTGACAAGAAGCAGGCTAGGCTCAACCATGATTGGGTTGCCCTGGCTGTCCACTTGATCAAGAAAAAGCTTGTAAGCCGTTCCAAGTGCGTCAATGTCCAACGCGGTAGCCGCACCAGCTGCGTAGTTGGCTTTCTTCTTGGCGGTCGAAGTGCTGAAGAAGAAGTTTGTTGAAGCCGCACCAGTCGAAGCATTGGCAAGCAGGCTGATCACAGACTTTTCCAGCGTTCTAGCAGCCATCTTGCCCAGCAGGCTAGGAATGGCAAGCATTGCACCAAGGTCGTCGTTGATCAACATCTGGCGGGTGATCCCAAACATACGCCCGTAAGTCTTAACCTGATTGCTCAAGGTTTCTTCGGTCAACGTGCTGTTTTTGATCTCGCCAGTTGCCCCGATTTCCTCAAAATCGCCGGCTTCCGTCATGCGGTAGCGGTCGAATTGCTTGAAATCGGTGGTATCAGTCTCAGCACAGAACTCGCGTGCAACGCCCGCGCCACTGTTGTAGCTTTGCAACATTGCTTTGTTAGCAACGCGGCTCAGGATGCCGGGAAGGCTAACAGTGCTGAAGCCAGCAGACGCACGGATGTTAGATCCGCACTCAAGAGCTGACGCCAAAACGCTGTCATCAATGCCCTGACCCGGCGAAACGCTGCGGCCATGAGCGTGGAGCACAGTGTGGATCAGCTTGTGGACGTTGAAGCCACGCAACGTTGCTGCGTCGTTCATCGCCTTATCAGCAGCTTTCACGCCAACTTCAGCTTTGAGCGAGTCAGCAACGCTTTCTTCGTCCATTCCGATGCTGTTACACAGTGCGGCAGTGATTGCGTTGCAATCCGCACCGGCGTATGACGGTGCGGTCCCAGAGCCATTGGGCAAAGGGCGCGACGCCTTCAGCAATTCGAGCTCAAAAGTCTCTGCTGAGATGTCGCCGGTCAACGCTTTGGCTTCAAGGCTGTCAATCAAAGCATCGTCGCATCGGTCGCCATATTGTGCAGCGATGCGGCTTATCTTCTTCATTTCCTTGCTAACTTTAATTGCTTCCCGTCGCATCCCATCGAGTGCGTCGGATGCTTTGAGCTTCTCAAGCTCAATTGCGTCATCGCTTCTGTGCTCTGCGTCATACGCTGCACGAAGTGTTTGACGCTGTGCGTCGTTAACATCCTCGAAACCCTGGGCTTCGAGCCATTCCTGAAAGTCCATATCTAAACCCTTTGGGTCTGAAGTTGCTGCGATAGAGGTTGTGGCGCGGTCTGCGTCAGCTCCCACACTCACAACGCTAGTTTCGGTCCACATAAACGCATTGACGACGTACACCGGACCGGATTGGCGTCTGCCGTTAACTGTTACTGTTTTGCCAGCCTTCACAAAGGTTGGCTTTTCCGTCATCCGTCCACCGATGCTTGCCTGCCAAGGGTAGCCGTTCCGGCTTGCCTCGATGATCTGCTTTGCATCGTCTGACGTTTGACTGATTGTTCCTTCTACCTGCAACGAATCACTGGCGACAATTGGCTTTCCGTGGCCGACTGGCCGCTTGCCGTCATGATCCCGCAGAATCGGTATTGTATCCGCACCCCCGTGTACTTCCACACCCTCAGCAGCAATCACCGCTGGGTGAGGGAAGTTGCCAAGATGCAAACGGCCCCCGCCGTATGCTTGCATTGTGAACTCAGGAGATTTGGCTTCACCGTCTGCCGCTTTGATCTCAAGCGGCCCAGCGTCAAACCTGATCTTCTGATTCATCCGTTTGTTCCGTTTCGCTCGGCCCATCTTCTGGCTCCGGTTGTTCTGTGTCTGCTTCTTCTGCCTGTACTGCGTTGCCATTGCTAAACAGCGACGCCCCGAGCACCTTGCGGTAACCCTCAACGTCTGGCATCCCATCATCACCGACGTACCCAAACGAAGCCGCCGCCTGTGCGTCGATTTCGTCCATATTGAGCCCTGATTCTTTCATCTCATGGGCTCGGCTGGTTGTGCCAGATTGTAGTCTAGTTCGTTGAGCTGTGGCTTCTTTGCCAGGATCAACATGGGGTCTTTTGTCCCATTCCCAACTGTGCGGCACTCTCATGGCAACGCCAGCAGTGCCAAACCGTGCAGCAGCATCAAGCACATCGGAAGCCATCGCAGCCGGCAACATGCCAAGCAGTGCTGACTCAAGCAGCCAATCGCCTAGCAGCCGATCCAATACGTGCTGTTCAATGCGGCTTTGATTTACCCGCAAAGCCCGATCATATACTTGATGATCAAGCCGGCCTGATGCGTAGTTGTATCCCGAACTATCCGCAGCTGCGACGTTGTAGGGCATACAAACGCACCGGCTCACTTCGTTCAGGATCTCACGTTTAAACATCTGGTAAGTAGTCGCCGGATGCTCTGCCGATACCTGACCTAGCTTGTATTCATTGGGTAGAACCGTGGCTGCGTTCCTTCGCAACTCAACGGTTTCCCACGCCAGTTCCTCATCAACTGAAGAAGCTGGCGCATCGGTTTGTAGCACCATAGCGTGATTGGCTGCTGTTTCCGCTGCGGCGACAGTTGCGAGAGTAAACCGCCGCATAAACGCAAACAACGGCAACGCCGTCACTACTTCCGATATGCCCCTATGCTGTTCTGGCCGGTCTTGCCGGTAAAAGTGAATGATCTGATCCCGCCGGAACGTGTTAAACTCGAGTAAATTAGCGGTATCTGGTGAGCCGGGATGTACCCTTAGAATGTCATAAGCTCGAGGATTTCCATATTCGTCCAGATGGATACCGTCCACATAGTCTGGCGTATCCCACACCCCGCCCGGTGCAGTCAGCCGGTCAGCTTCTACCAGCTGAATATCCAGTTTCACTTCTGCTGGTATTGGCGGGTTAGTGACAACCTTGGCGATTGCTTCGCCGTCCACTGTCTTGGCGGTTACCATCGTCCGCAGCTTGTCAGCCAACCGGCAAGCCTGCGACCAATACCCCCACTCTCGTTCAATCTCTGCCGCTTGCACTTCTGGTAGGTGCAGTTGCAATCTTGGCCCAGTGCCAATCGTGTCTTGGCTCAGAGTCTCAAGAATGCCACGTCCGTAACTGTTATTCTCGAGCACCTCGTACCGGGCTCGGTTTCTAATGTTCTGCCGTACTAGGGGCGATCCGGTAGCATCGGCTGACGCACCGTTAGCAAATGACCAGTGATTGGCGTTGTCTTGGTCGTAACCGCCAGCGTCGTAACTTGCTTTAATCGGCTTGGCCATCAGTTGCCTCTCGCACTTGGCGGCTGGAATCGGCCCTTATAGATCGTTGGAAAGCCTTTGACCTTTTTACTGGCCTCGTAGCGGTCCAACTCTATCTGTTCTTTGAGTGAATGGTTAGTCCACGCGCCCTGATCGCCGGTAACAGATTTGGGCTGTTCTGCCATTTCCTCGAGCTTCGTTTTCTTTGGTTCACAATCCATGGCCATATCCTAACAAATCGGTGACAGATTTACACTAGTTCCTCTTGGCGCGGCCGAGTAGCTTGGCTTTGCCCCTGCTATTCGGTTTGCGTTTCTTCTGCTGCTTCTTGGCTTCTGGCATCACAGTAACGCCAAGCAGCCCCGCCAGACAGCAGTTTCCGACCAGACAATCCCAGTAATCATTGTTGGGCTTGCCGGCGTTTTGCTTCCATTCGATTACCTGATTGCCCGTTTTGCCAATCACAATCGTAGGATCTTCTGCCGTGCAGTGCTCGGCAAACATGCGGTGCAGGTGCGGTTCTGCCTCAAATAGATTGATAGACCGATCCGACCCAAGCGGTGCAATCAGTCGCTCGGCTGCCCATGTTTTCCACCAATTAGTATCAATCAGCAGCTCGCGAACGCCAAATGACCGTGTTTTTGGTGGTTGTAGCCGGCAGTGCGTGCCGAGTTGGTCCCGCTTTCCCTGTGTGAATTGCTGCCAGGGTAGCTGATTTGCACCGATATATTTACCGATTGATGGGTGGATCATGCCTTTAAACTGGCTTTCTGAGCAGTACCGCCGCACTGCTGCGGCTGATTCGCTGTAACCAGCATCGACCGCCATCATCTGCAAACCCAGCGTTGCACCATCAGCCCGGTACAGATGCCGGCCAAATAGGTCAGACGCCAAAGATTCTAACGCGTGGTACGTGTCTGTATTCTGATCGACCGATCCCGGCAGGCTGCTCATTGGCCGGCGTAGTTTGCTCTTGCTGAAATACGCCGTTTCCTGATCTGGCCAAGTGCCGTAGTCAATGACTGTACCGCGACCGCTGGGAGTCCACGCCATCAACGCAAAGAAAAGAAGCTCCTTCTGTACGTCCACAAATGCCGTAACTGTCTCGGCTTCCGCTGGGATTTCGTTGCGGCTTACCGGGATTGTGCGTCTGCTGATGTGCTCGGCTACCAAATCAAACGCTATCTGGTCGTTGTCGTTTAGCGGATCGTTTTGGTACTCAGCCTGAAATGCTGATTCGTCGCGTATCTTTAAATCGTAGGCGTGCTGAATGGCTGACAGTGCGTTACCTTTGCGTGCCGGCCAAGATACCCGCCCGCCCTTGTCCATCTCATCGCGGTGCTGCTCATAGAAAGTCGTTGCTTTCGAGCCGTCGCCGCCGTCAATGTAGTCTTGGCTCTGGATGCTGGCGTACTGATCCCAGAGCTTTGAGTTGTCTGGCCATCTGGTCACCATCTGCATCTTGTCGCCCTGCCAGTTGGGCGAAAGCTGACGATCTAGCAGCCGGTCTGCCAAGTCGCCTTTGTAAATTACCGTGCAGGTGGTAATTGCTGAGATTTCCCGCGATGGCCCAGCCAGCCCCAGAATGTCGCCCATCATTGTTTCGTGCCGAGCTTTGCACTGCGTTTCACTGCTGGCTGATTCTTTGGTCTGCGGGTCGTCGATCAGTGCCAAGTCTGGCCGGACGATCTCGCCCTTCATGCTGACAGTCTGCTGGCCACGTACCTGGCCGGTAATGCCGGCAGTTGTCAAATAAGCCCCGTTCGTTTTCTCGAGTCCCTTGATGTGGCCAAAGCAAATGCGGTCAGCGTTCCACTCTGGTGCGGTTTGCTTGCCTTGGCTGCGTTGACCCCGTGCCCGTATGCTCTGGCCTTCCATCTGAATCAGGCAATGGAGCTCCCGCCCGTAGTATTCTTTCAGCTGCGGGTTGTACAGGATCTCGGCTTTCATGCCTTTGAGCAGCTGCCGGGCTGCGATCTCAGTAGCTGCAACGATGCAGCAGTATTTACGCCGGCCAGTGAGCAACGCCCACAGCCCAGCTCGCACCATGATCGAAGTCTTGCCCGAGCCGCGCGGCATTGCTAGGGCTTTCAGCAATCCAACATCCGCGGCCCGTTCAATCGCTGGGAATAGCTGCAGGTGATCTTCGGACCACTCGAGCGGGAAGGCTTCGGGGTAGCAAATTTCTAGGTGCCGCTGCAAAGATTCGTCTGACTCTAGCCGGGCCGCTTTCCACTTTTTGGTGCGTGGCTTTTTGGGAGCTGGCCCAATGTCTTGGACGTTCTGAGCACGGTTGCGTTGACCGTTCAGATTTCGTTCGCGTTCAGACTCCGTAACCATCCCAAACCCCCCCAGTTAGTTTTGTCC